TGACATCGGCGGGGATCTCAGCGAAACCCCACGTGTACGTCACGGTCACCGGGTCGCCGAACACGCCGGAGCGGCGCGTCAGGACTCCGGCGCGGGCATTCACGCGGACGGTCGCAACATCCGCCACCGTGTCGTCCATGCCCTCCGTGATCGACGTCACGGCAACCACGGGGCACGCATTCACGGCCACTGTGCTGGATCCGCCAGTCAGCTCGTCAGTGCGGGTCAGGACTGCGGACGGGAGCAGGTTCGCGGACCATGCCGCCTCGGCGGCAGTGATCGCCGACATGAGCGCCATGTCCTGCGACGAGCCGTCGACGCCCAGGAACTGCTTCACCTCGGACAAGTCAATGATCGTCACGCCAACCTCCCTCTATCCGTTGAGAAATGAGGACGACGCAAGGGCCGCGACGAGATCGCCGCGACCCTTGCAGCCGACTTCGGTCAGGCCGTCGGCGTGGTCTGGAAGACCTTGAACGCCGAGGCGTCCTGCATGGTGCCATCCGCGCGCTGGAACGCGAGGAAACCGACCTGGAGGAAGTCGGCGTAACGCTCGGTCAGACGCAGCGTGGTCAGCCCGGTCACGAGCCGGATCACGTACGCCTGAGCGATGTTCCCGAAGCCGATGGACTTCGAGTTCTGCGCGACCGTCGCCATGTCGTTGTTGAGCTGGACGCCGTAGCCGAGGAGCGTGTCCGGGATGCCGGCCTGGATGCTCGGCTGCCAGATGGGCTGGCCGGTCGTGTCCTTGAGCTTGCGGATCGCCTTCCGGGCCGTCTGGTGCATCATCCACTGCTGGCCGTTGGCCGCGCCGTACGCCGGGTCGATGGCCTCGACGATGTCGACGAGGTTGTCGTACGACACGCCGCCCGTAGTTGCGAGCGAACCGGAGCCCGTCACGGCCACCGTCGAGGACGTCACGATGCCGTCAGGCTGCGCCGTTCCCGTGCCGGTCGTGAAGTGCTGGTTGAGGATCCGACCGACCCGCTCGCCGAGCTTGCCCGCCAGCCACACGTCCGCATCGGGACGGTCCTGCAGGAACTGCAGCGAGGCCCGCAGGAGCTTCGACGTGTACATGTACGAGTCGAGGCCGGCCGTGCTGAACGTGACGTCCTGCTCGGTCACGGCCGCGTTCTCACCGAGGATCGCGCCGACGTTGCCGGTGTCATCGTTGGTGGGCCACGGGAGGTTGACGCCGGACTCGGTCTCGATGACCTCGGCGACCTGGAGCATCGGGCCGTACCACTTGAGTGTCTCGACGAACTTCTCGCGGAAGGCGAGCGGGACGGCGTAGCCACCGGCTGCGGGGGTGCCAGATGCGGCGGCCATCTTGATGGCCTTGTCGGCGCGGAACTGCGCGTTGAGGAGCTTGCGGTCGTCGACCGACATCTCCTCGCGGCCGAACCGGATGAACTTGTTGAAGACGTCGCCGTACTCGCCGTCGCCCGCCTCCTCGTCCACGTCGGGTGCGACGACGCCGGAGCGGTCGACGCGGGACAGGTTCTCGGCGCGCTTCTCGTGACGCTCGAGGCGCTGGACCTCGACATCCTTGGCGTCGAGGTCAGCCTCGAGCCGGTCGTACTTCTGCGTCTCTTCGGCGGTGAAGTCACGACCGGCGCTCGAAGCACCGTCCATGATCTCCGTCATCTGAGACCAGATGTTGGCCCGCTGCTCGCGGAGCTGCTGGGTTGTGGGCATGCGTGGTTCCTTTCCGTGAGCATGCGAGCCCTGCCCCCGATGGGCAGAGGCGAATGTGGGGGGGTCAGATCTTGCGCGCGTTCGCCCGGTGGCGGGCGCGCAAGATGTTCGGCATGGTCGCCGAGTTCTGGTCGGCGATGCCGGGATCAGGCTGGGAGCACGCATCGCTGCAGCCTTCGCACTCCATGCCGCATCCGGGGCAGTCGGGGCCGCATCCGGTGAGGACGTCGCAGCCCTCACACGCTGAGCCACAACCAGCGGCCGTGCAGGGCGGGATGATGACGGCAGCCTGCTCGCCGAGCGAGCGGCCGAACACCTGCCCCCAGTCACGGTTCTGCGGTGACTGCTCAGCACCGGCCACGGAGTCAGCCAGGCCCGCGGACACAGCCTCGTCGGCGGTGTACCACGACTCGGCCTTCATCGCGTCGCGCCATTCAGCGCCGGTCCCGCCAGCCTTCGTGGCGTACACGGTGGCGACGTCATCCGAGGTCTTGTCGAGCAGGTCGGCGGTCTGGCGCATGACCTCAGCCGGACCCATCGCGATGCCCCATGCGTCGTGGATCATGAGGCGGGAGTTCTTGCCCATGATCACCTCGTCACAACCGCACGCGATCAGGGATGCAGCCGAAGCGGCGAGCCCGTCGATGTGTGCGATGACGCGCGCCGGGTGCTCGCGCAGGGCATTCAGGATCGCGATGCCATCCCAGACCTCACCGCCAGGCGAGTTGATGCGCAGGTGGATCATCGACACGGGGCCGATCTCGTCGAGCGCACGCGCGAACTCCTTCGCCGATACGCCCCACTCGCCGCCCCACGAGTCGATCGGGTCGTAGATCCTCAGGGTCGCCTCGTCCTGCCCGACAGTCCCGGTCACGGAGTCGAAGATCGGGGCGTGCGGTGCGGGCGCTACGGGGCCGCGGAAGCGGAAGCTGCGGTAGTCGGTCATGCGGTACCTCCTGCGAACGGGGCGGTCAGACCGGCTCCGGCCTGATTGGCGATCGTGCGTGCCTCGTCAGCAGTGAGCACCGTGCCCACACCGAGGTAGATCTTCTGAATGAGTTCCGCGACAAGGCGCGCCTGCTGCTCGGGCGAGATGGACTCCACCGCGCCCGACCCGTCGACCGCACCGAGTAGACCCATGTTCAGCGGCCGGTAGCGGACATCGCCGCCGTCGACCGGAGAGCGGTCCTCGAGCTCGCGGATGTCGTTCGTGGAGAAAGCACCCAAGTTCCACATCTTCGTGTAGAACTCCGAGCGGGCCGCAGAGTCAGCACGGAGCAGACCTTCGACGCCGAACTTCGCGTAGACGCCGGTCGGGAGCAGCCGGGAGACGCGCTGCTCAACCCGCGTTAGCCATGGCCGCAACGTGTACGTCACGAACCCGATGGCCTGCGACTCGATGCCGGTACCCCACGACGTCGACTTGTCGGTGTCCATGAGCATGTGCGGGGGAACGCCGAAGATACGCGCGATCTCAGACACCTGGAACGAGCGCGTCTGCAGGAACTGGGCATCCTCCGGGGGAATCGTCAACTGCTGGAACGATGCACCCGAGTCGAGGACGATCGTCTCGTGAGCCTTGTTCAGACCGGCCCGCTTCGACTTCCAACGCTTCTGCAAGTTGTCGGCCTGCTCCGGAGTGAGCTTCTGCTCGGTGCTCAGGATGCCCGTGGCGAGCGAACCCGAGCCGAAGAACCGCGCGCCGAACTCCTCCGCCGACAACGCCAGCCCGAACCCCTGGCGGGCGGCGGTCACGGGCGCGATTCCCGCGATACCGTCGTAGCCGAAACCGGGGATATGCAGGATGTCGCGGTCGCTGTAGCCCTTGTCGCCGTCGACCTGGTAGACCTTCGTGCCATCAGTCGCGCGGCCCGGCTTCACCCGTGACGGGTGGATCGGCCATAGCTCCTTGACGGTGTCGAGCTGGTCGCGCTTCTTCCACTGGTACGAGTTGCCCCACAGCAGCATGTGCCCGAAGTTGATCTCCCACAGCTCGAACGGGGTCAGGTCCGGGTGCGGATTGTCGAGAAGGGTGGACTCGATCTGCTCCCGCTTGCCCGCCTTCTTCGCGAATGCATGCAGCGGAAGAGCCGCCGACGAGCCTGCGACAACGTTCACCGCACGCCATGTTGCCGGGATCCCGAGCACCTTCTTCTCGGTGACGCGCGACCCCGAGTCGGTCAGCGTCTCACCACCGAACAGTTCGGAGATTGACGCGGACGAGACGGGAACTTGCGGGTCCTCAAGCGACATCAGCACACGGCGGGCAACGGTCACTTCGCCACCCCCGCATCAAGTCGAGACGCAACGAACACGCCGATGGAACCCACCAAGACCGCACCGACGCCGGCCGCACAGACGCCGAGCACGAACGACACGAGGAACGCAGACACCACGAGGGCTACCACGCCAGCCAGGAACACCAGCGCGGACACGACCTCGAGCACATCGGGAAGGCTGGGCTTCGGACGGGACTTCGCAACAGGCTCGCTCACGACGCCCCCTTCACCAGATGTTGAACGCTGCACCTTCGCCCATGCCAGACATCGCCAACGTGACCGCGACAATCGGGCCAATCTCACTGCCCGACGCGCGCCGGCCATACCTGACCTGTTCCTCGCCGACCGGGATTAGGACCACCGACTCGGCCGCTGCGTCCATCTCGAGCGTCCCCAGATGAGCGATGGTCTCCGAGGTCAGCGCCTCGAGGAACGCCGCCACATGTCCGGGCCAGTCGCCCGGCTGCACCGTCTCCACCGTGCAGCCGATCTCGGTCAACTTCGCCGCGAACGTCTCCGCCTGCGATTTCGCCAACAGCCGCACTCGCAGCCCAGGGAAGTCGAGGAGCAGCTCACGGAATCGCGGGATGATCCAGTTCGTGCCGGGCCTGTGGTCGATCAGGTCAGCGCCACCCTTGACCGGGCGAGACGTGACCTCGAGATGGGTGACACACGTGGTCGACTCGGCAGCCGCGCCGATCGTCGCCCACTTGCGAGACGGGGAAACGTCCAGACCGAACGTCACCGTTGCATCGACAGGCTCGGACTCGGCGTCCTCCGCCTTGCTCCATGCCTCCATGTCGAGGCGCTGCAGGCTTGCCGAACCCGGCTCGTCCCAGTACCCCAGTCGCTCGCGGCCGAAGATCTCCGGAGTCAGGCCACGTCGCTCGTCCCGCAGGTAGTCCCACGAGATCCGGCCACCGGCCTGCGGGTTGCTCCGAGCCCAACGCTTCTCGTCGTCATACCTGCAGCCGCGCGTGCCGTACAGATGCGAACACTCAGCGCCCGTCGCACACTCACCTGGGAGGTCGTCACAGAACTCGAGGTAGAACAACCGGGGTTCCGCATTGCGGTCCATCGGACGGCCACGGTCCCGAAGCGTCCGCGCCTCGGTCGATGTCGCAAGCCCCGCCGATGTCGCCGCCACCCGCTGCCAGTCAACGAACGTCGACTGCGTCGGGAACAGCGCACCCAACTGCTCCGGGGTCGCGTACAGGTACTCGTCCAACAGGTGCTTCCCGTACGAACGACCGCGCTTGCCGCGTGCAGTCCGGGTCACGAAGCTGAACTGGCGATCCTCGCGAGCACCCTTGAGGACGATCGCCTCACTGCCAGGCGAACCTGGCATGGACACGACATGCCGCGAGAGCACCGGAGTGCTCTCGATCAGCCCGCACAGGTGCTCGTACGAACCGCGCACCGTGTCATGGAGGTGGGCTGACCAGATCGCGCCAGGCTCACAGGTGACGAACATCCACCCAAGGAAGATCTGCTCGAACGAACCGGACTTGAAGTTCTGCCGCGG